ATTCGCCACATTGAGACGCAATCCAATGCTGACAATGCTTACGATACCGCTTTTGACCACGCTGTGCGTATGGGATGGGGCTTTTGGCGTCTGATTACCAAATACTGCAAAGATGATAGCTTTGACCAAGAAATCTACATCGATGCAATCCCTAACCCTTTTACGGTCTACTTTGACCCTAACTCTGAGCGCATTGACGGCTCTGACGCTGAAAAAGTGCTTATTACCAGCATGATGAGCAAGGAAAAGTTCAGGGATATGTACCCTGACTTGGACGATGGCTCTAGCTTTACGCAGCGGGGAACGGGCGATACGCAGTCAGAATGGATTACCAAAGAGGATATTCGGATTGCCGAGTATTTCTACGTTGAGCGCAAGCCAGCGACTTTGTATCTCTTGAGCGATGGCTCGAGCCGCTTTGATGATGGCGACAAGTTCTTTGAGCGCATCGAGGCTATGGGCTTGGAAGTGGTGAAAGAGCGTCAAACCATTAAGCGTCAGATCAAATGGATTAAGCTGACCGCTTACGACATTATTGAAGAACGTGACATCCCAGGCGAATACATCCCTGTCGTGCCTGTTTATGGTCGCCACGTTGTTATTGGTGACAAGCGCAAGAAGTTTGGCATGGTTCGCCACGCTAAAGACGCACAGCGTATGTATAACTTCTGGCAGACTACCCTGACAGAATCGGTGGCGCTGGCTCCTAAGGCCAAATGGCTGCTTGCTGAAGGCCAAGACGAAGGTCACGAAGGCGAATGGGCAGCGGCTAACATCAAGTCGTTCCCGTTATTGCGCTACAAGCAAACCGACATTGACGGTAATCCTGCACCGCCTCCGCAGCGTCTGCAACCTGAGCCGCCTCCAACTGGCGTGATGACCGCTTTGGGCGCTATCAATCAGGACATTACGACCCTGATGGGCATCTTTGACCCTTCTCAGCAACTGCCAGGCAATATGTCCGGCAAAGCTCTGAATGGTCANCANCAACAGGTNGANCTNACNAACTTTGANTTTTACGACAANCTTACAAAGTCAATTGCTCANACNGCCAAGATNATTCTGGGNATGATTCCAAGCATTTATGATACACATCGAGTTATGCGTATTATTGGGGATGATGGCAAGCCTGATTTGGTTGCTATTAACCAGCCCACAAGTGATGAAGCTGGCGTTTATCGTGTTCTCCATGATATGACCGTTGGGCAATATGACGTGGTAATGGATACTGGCCCAGGCTACAACTCAAAACGTCAAGAAGCTGTGGATGCAATGCTGCCGCTGTTGGGTGGCAATGAGCAGTTGTTTAACGTCATTGGCGACTTGGTTTTCCGAAACATGGACTTCCCTGGCGCTGACACAATTGCTGACCGCTTGGCTGCATCTAATCCAATGGCGCAAATTAACGAAAAATCAGACGTGCCGCCTCAAGTGCAAATGCAGCTTAAAGCCTCGCAAGCGCAGATTCAGCAGCTTACACAGCAACTGCAACAAATGCAGATGATGATTAAACAGCGTCAAGATATTGAGCAGGTCAAGCAAGATGCTGAAACCAAGCGTGTGCTGATTAAAGAAACCAACAAAGCGCACGATATTGAACTGCGTGACCAAGAGAAACACCGTGACGTGTTGCTTAAAACGCATACACAGGCGCACGATACTGTTATCAAAACGCAAACTCAAATTGAGATTGAGCAAATGCGAGCNCAATTGGCGCTGATGCTGGCGCAAATAGATCAACGGGCTGAGCGAGAAGCANTATCTAACTCGACAGACCGAGCAATTTAGTGGTATAACCACAAAACCTTACCAGTTAGGTTAACTGGGTAAATTTCTTAGGGAAACCTATGTCAGAAGAAAAGCAAGCGGGTAATGTTATTACCAGCGAGAACGCAGCCGAGTTTTATAGCCAGAAAATGGGTTTAGCTGACCAAGCACCCTCCGAGGCTGAAGTCGAGAATTCTCCTTCAGAGCCGGAACAGGTAGCAGAGCAGAGTGAACCAGAGGCTAAAGACGAAGCGAAACCAGTAGAGGAGCGCAAGCAGAATCCTAAACTTGAGAAGCGGTTTTCTGAGATTACGAAGCAGCGTGAGCAAGCCCGTCAAGAAGCGGCGCAAGCAAAGGCTGAAAAGGAAGCTCTGGAAGCTGAATTAAGGGCTTTAAAGCAACAAGCGCAGCCAGCACCACAGCCAGCCGCACCTGTTGACGCAAAGCCTCAGCCGAGCCAGTTTCGTGATGCTTTTGAATATGCAGAAGCATTAGCAGAATGGTCGTCTGAGCAAGCATTGATTAAAAGAGATCGGGAAGAAGCCGACCGCAGGGCCGACCAAGAGCGCCAAAAAGTCATATCGACTTGGGCAAACAAGGTGGCAGCAGCGAAAAGCGAGATTCCAGATTTTGACGATATGGTGGCATCTAGTGATGTGGTTGTTCCTGACCATATTCGTGACGCCATGCTAGAAAGTGACGTTGGCCCTCGAATTCTTTATGCTTTGGCAGAAGATGCAGATTTGGCTAAGAAGCTAACTTCCATGTCGGTCGCTGCTTCCTTGCGAGAGATTGGGAAACTTGAGGCGAAGTTTGAGAAGCAACCTGAGACTAAGCCGAGCAATACTGTTGGTCAATCAAAAGCACCCCCGCCAATCAACCCGATTAAAGCTGGCACTAGCACAGAAGTTCAATTAACTGCCGATGGCAAGTTTCATGGGACTTATGCACAGTGGAAAGCAAGTCGTAAGGCTGGCAAGATTCGTTAATTTTTTATCTTTTTAAAGGAATATCAAAATGGCAAATAATTTGCTCACGATTTCCAAGATCACCAACGAAGCGTTGATGGTTTTGGAGAATGAATTGACTTTCACCTCGGAAGTCGACCGTAACTATGACGATCAATTCGCTGTTGTCGGCGGCAAAATCGGTAACACCGTTAACGTCCGTAAACCTGGTCGTTTCATCGGTACTACTGGCCCTGCTCTGAACGTTGAAGATTTCAACGAAACCAGCGTTCCCGTCACTCTGTCCACACAGTTCCACGTCGACACGCAGTTCACCACGCAAGATTTGGCTCTGTCTTTGGATATGTTCTCTGACCGTGTGTTGAAACCCGCCGTGGCTGCGATTGCCAATAAGATTGACCGTGACGGTTTGCAAACTGCCGCTCTCAATACTTACAACATCGTTGGTACTGCTGGTACGCCTCCCACAGGTTTGATTACATACCTGACTGGCGCTGCTTACCTCGACAGCGAAGGCGCACCCCGTGACGGTCGCCGCTCGATGATTGTTGAGCCTTTCACCTCTGCAACTATCGTTGATAGCTTGAAGGGTCTGTTTGTGCCTCAAGAAGCCATTGGCGAGCAATATCGCAAGGGTTTGATGGGCCGTGACTCTGGCGGCATGAACTGGAAACTCGACCAAAACGTTGTGTCGCAAACTTTCGGTTCTTGGTCTGCTAACACTATCGCCATTACTTTGGCTTCTACTAGCTCTGCTGGTGTGTTGACTTCTGGTTGGGCTTCTAGCTCCAACGTGACTTTGACCGCTTCCACAGCTTCTACGCTGAACGCTGGTGACGTGTTCACTATCCCTGGCGTGTACGCAGTTAACCCACAAAACCGTCAATCGTATGGCAAGCTGCGTAACTTTGTTGTTAACAGCACCACGACTGTCGGCACTGGTGGCACTACTGTGAACATCAGCCCCGCTATCATCGTTTCGGGCCAGTTCCAAAACGTGAGCGTGACTAGCTACAACAGCCCCAACATTACGGCTTTCAACAATACTGGCGTGACTTCACCCCAGAACATCATGATGCACCGTAATGCTTACACCTTGGCTGTGGCTGACTTGGAATTGCCTGATGGCGTCCATTTCGCTGGTCGTGCTTCCGATAAGGAAGTTGGTTTGTCGATGCGTGTAGTCCGTTAATGTTGGCGGCTTTTAGATTTTGATCTAATAGAAAATTTCTTCTGATTGACTTGGAACTCCGGCAGCGGACAACAAGGGGCAAGTTTAAATACAGCCTGAACGACTAAGTGAAGAAACCCTTACGAGGGATGCGATAGTCTGAACTAGGGTATAACAAAAGAAGCCTTAGAGTGCGACCTGAAGCGGAAGCACCACTAGCAGAAATGCTAGGAGTAACAAAATGCAATACACGATTAACAACGATTCAATTCCAACCCGTTTGGATGTTTTGTATGGCTGGGCTCCTCTGTATCCAGAGTTGGCTTGCCGTGTCGCAGCTTAATTAAGAAAGGATATTCAAAATGGCTAATCCAGGACCATCAACCACAGTATCGGCACACCCACAGAATGTGTTGACTAACCAAGCCTTGCGTTTGGTTGCAACTCTGACTAACGTGAGTGCTAACGCTACTGCTAACTACGCTGTTCCAGTTATTAATACTGGCGTGTTCTTGCCCCAAGCCCTGATTGTTACCAACATGAACGCCAATGGCGCTGCTGTCGGTACTACAACTGGTTTGGCTGTGGGTGTCTCGACCACTTCTGGCGGCTCTAGCTTGTACGGCTCTGTCACTATCGCTAACTTGACAACTGTCAACGGCGTGTCTGTGACTTCACCTTCCGCACAAACTACTGCTTTGACCACACAAACGCTGTATGTCAACGTTACTGGCCTGACCACTCCCGTGGCTGGCGCAACCTTTGACGTCTACGTTTACTGCTACGATTTCAGCACTCCCTTGCTGTAATCTGAAGTGAAGTAAGGAAAGGCCATCCCTAAAAAAGATGGCTTTTTCTGCTTTTAAAGCTACAATTAACAAACCTTTTGCAAAGGACACGAAATGTCATCTACGACTATCACCCGTGGTAATTCCCACGAAACTTTCTACATTCAGCCTTCATTAACACCTGTTGCTGTTGCTGCTAACACTACCGCTGCNCAAACCTTNTCTATTCCTGGCTTGCAAACGACTGACATCGTTGTAGTTTTGGGTCTGAACGGTACGCAGATCGCTGGTATCGTGGTTGCTGAAGCTGATTGTTTGGCTGCTAACGTGCTGACTATCCAGTTTGCCAACGTTACTGCTGCTTCTGTTACTCCTACTGCTGGCGTTTACACCATCCAAGTTACTCGCTTGGAAGGCCCTGCACCAGTAACGGCTGTCTAACATGGCAAATACGTCTGCTTTCAGACTTGGTGGGCAAACCCTCGGCTTGTCTGTCGGTACTACCGCCCACTCTGCTGTTGCGCTGACCTCAAATACGCCCGATTTGATTAACTTTGTGGCTTGCACCAATACTGGTACAGCGACTGTTGCTATCAAATTCAGCACTATTTCGAGCGATGTGGCAAAATTGCCAACAGACGGGACATTTGGGGATTTCGTATTGCCAGCGGGAATGACAACCCCGATCTTGATCGCTGTTCCTGCTGTAAATATGCAATATCCTGTTTATGTGACCGCAATTGCCTCTTCTGGCACTAACTTGGTTTACGTTGCTCCAACGGTTGACCAATCGTAAGGAAAAAAATGGCTGGCCCTAATAAAACCGTAGACCAGAACATACTGCCCGTACAGGCGTTGTTCAATTTGGATAACACATTCAATACGTTTATCGGTCAGGGTCAGCCGTTCTATGCCTCAATCAGCCCCATTCAATCAGGGCTAACAATCACAAATTCAACCATTGATAGCTCAGTTATCGGTGGTTCTGTCCCTGCCGCGGCTACTTTTACCTCGATGGCTACGACCACGGGGACTGTGGCTACAACTCCAGCTAATCCCACAGATATAGCAAATAAGCTATATGTTGACGCTACCGCTGCGGGGCTTTCTTGGAAGCAGCCAGTTCTTTGTGCGACCACAGCAAACATTACGCTGTCTGGTTTGCAGACTATTGATACCGTATCGGTTACGGCTGGCGCTCGGGTATTGGTTAAGAATCAGTCTAACCAAGCCTTAAACGGCATTTATATCGCATCTAGCGGTGCTTGGACTTACGCAGCAGACGCAAGCACATACAACCAATATATTTCAGCAATCGTTTTTGTTGAATCTGGTTCGCAAAATGGAACAGCTTGGTATTGCTACGTTCAGCCAGGCGGCACATTAGGCACGACACCGATCACATGGTCTAATTTCTCTGTTTCGTCCACTTATAGTGCTGGCACAGGGCTGACGCTTACAGGCTACACATTCAGCATTACCAACACGGCGGTAACGGCTGGTTCTTACGGCTCTGCCGCCAACGTGGGAACATTTACGGTCAACGCACAGGGCCAATTGACCGCTGCCAGCAGCACTCCGATTAGCATTGCACCGAGCCAAATCAATGCCACAATACCGAACAGTGGGCTTACGAACTCTAGTATTACGGTCAATGGTACTAGCATTTCTCTGGGTGGCAGCGGATCGATTACTGCCTCGGCTCCCTACGCCCTTACTATTGGTACTGGACTATCTGGTAGCTCATATAACGGCTCCAGCGCAGTAACTATCGCCAATACAGGAGTTCTTAGCTTCTCAGCAGGGACAACAGGCTTTACGCCTTCCACGTCATCGACAGGCGCTGTAACGCTAGGCGGCACATTAAACGTGGCTAACGGCGGCACAGGCGCTACTACGCTGACAGGCTATGTTTATGGAAACGGCACAGGGGCTATGACAGCCTCTACAACGATTCCTACATCTGCCCTTACTGGCAACTTTGTCTCTACGTTTAGCGGCGGTACAACGGGTTTAACGCCTTCTACTGGCACATCTGGCGCTGTTACATTGGCTGGCACTTTGACTGTCGCTAATGGCGGCACTGGCGTCACATCATCAAGCGGCGCTAACTCAGTCGTTTTGCGTGATGCAAACGGCAACGTCACTACTAATTGCTTGTTCGAAGGTTACACAAGCCAAGCTGCTGGCACATTGATTACGCTGACAGCTTCTTCTGTCCAGAATTGGGCCATTACAGGCTCTGGCGGTCAAACAATTAAATTGCCTGATGCAACTACGCTGCCCAATGGCGCTACGTTTACGTTTAACAATAACCAATCTAGCGGCACGATTGTTATTCAAAACAATTCGTCCACTACGGTTGCCACGGTTCAATCAGGCGCTTACATTACAGTTGTTTTGTTGAGCAACTCAACAGCAGCAGGGTCGTGGGATTACCATAATTCGCCGCCTAGCAACGCAAGCTGGTCAACTAACACGCTGAATTGGGCTGGTTCTTATACAAACGGCACATGGAACGGCAACGTTATTGGCCTTGGTTATGGCGGCACAAACGCTAACTTGACCGCTGTTGCTGGCGGCATCGTCTATTCTGGCGCTTCTGCTTTTGCTATATCGGCGGCAGGGACGACAGGCCAAGTGCTGACAAGCAACGGCACAGGCGCACCAACTTGGTCAACTCCAACGGCTTACGCTACGGTCACAGACGACACCACGACCAACGCAACCCGCTATCCATTGTTTGCCTCTGCTACTAGCGGCAATCTGACAACTGAATACACCAGTTCTACTAAGTATCAATTCAACCCATCAACAGGAACGCTCACAGCGACTGTTTTTAGCGGTTCTGGCGCATCATTGACCAGCATCCCTAACGCTGCCCTTAACAATTCATCAATAACGGTTGGCTCGACCGCTATTAGCTTGGGTTCAAGTGCTACAACGATTGCGGGGTTGACTAGCGTCACTTCAACTACTTTTGTGGGCGCTTTGACGGGTAACGCATCAACTGCGACCACGGCAACAACAGCGACTAATGCAACAAACGTAGCAATTACTGACAATACTTCCACAAATGCGACATACTATCCAACGATAGTGTCAGCAACTTCTGGGAATAATGTGGTAAATACAAGTTCAACTAAGCTGAAGTTCAACCCCTCGACAGGCGCTCTGACTGTCAACAATATCATTTACATTGCACCTTAAAGGACAATCATGGGTCAATTAGTATTCCAAGCAAATAGCGGCGGTCAGACTAACTTGGTTGGTCAAAATACCGCATCCACGTTCAATCTGAACATTCCGCTGGCTAACGGCACATTGGTTTCTACTGGTGATACTGGCACGGTCACCAATACCATGATTTCCGGCCCGATCAGCACGACCAACGGTGGCACAGGTTTAACAACTGTCGGCACAAACGGGCAAGTTTTGACCAGTAACGGCTCAACATTAAGCTGGTCTACCCCTACTAGTGGTGTTAGTTTGTCGGCTGCTAATACTTGGACAGCCACACAGACGTTTAACGGCTCTACAAGCACGTTTGGCACTACCTTGCTGGACAGCAACGAAACGGTCAACGTGGTGGCTGCTGCGCCCTCTAGCACGACTAACTTTTACGTTCAAAGCGGCTCGGTTCAATACTACACAACCAGCGCTGCTAACAACTGGACGTTGAATATCGCTTTCAGTTCTGGCACAAGCATGAACACAGCTTTGTCAACAGGCCAATCTGTGACATTCACTTTGATTACAACTCAAGGTTCTACGGCTTACTACAACAACGCTGTGACGATTGACGGCACATCGGTGACGCCTAAGTGGATTGGTGGCGCACCTAGTGCTGGTAATGCGTCTGGACTTGATACATATAGATTTTGTGTAATTAAAACGGCAAGTGCGACATATACCGTATTGGCAAGCCTGACACAATACAAATAAGGAATAGCGATGCCATTGCAACAAACCTCGGGTAATGACACGCAAGATGCGTATGGCGGTGGTGCGGCTGCTGTTCCTAATTACATAGAGAATGTGTTTAGTACCTATTTGTATACAGGTAATGGCACAAGTCAAACAATTACCAACGGTATTGATTTGGCGGGTAAAGGTGGGCTTGCTTGGACTAAAGTTCGTAGTAACACTGGGTACAATCATTTATGGTTTGACACTATTCGCGGCCCAAATAATCCTATTTTTTCCATAAACAGCAACCCTCAAAGTAATGTTCCAAGCACATTAACGTCTTTTAATTCAAATGGAATTAGTGTTGGAAGTAATGCAGGTATAAACACTTCTTCTTTTACTTACGCCTCATGGACATTCCGCAAACAACCTAAGTTCTTTGATGTTGTGACGTATACGGGCACAGGTGCAAACCGCACGATTGCTCATAACCTTGGCTCGGCTCCCGGTTGTATCATTGTTAAACGCACAGATGCTAGCGGAAACTGGCAGGTTTACCACAGCGGATTAACTTCTGCCGCTTACAGCATTCAATTAAATTTGACAAATGCTCAAGCCAGCGCAACAACTGTTTGGAACAGTACAGCCCCAACAAGTAGTGTATTTAGCGTAGGTACTGACGCAACAGTCAATGCTTCTGGCGGCACATATGTTGCCTACCTATTTGCCTCTAACGCAGGAGGCTTTGGGCTGACAGGTACGGACAATGTGATTTCGTGTGGGTCTTACACGGGCACTGGCGCGGCTGGAAATAATGTAACTTTGGGTTATGAACCGCAAATGATTTTTATTAAATGTTCTAGTTCAACAGGTAACTGGTATGCCGTTGATACTATGCGCGGTTTTGCAGATTTGCAATTTAATCCATTATTTCCAAATCTTACAAATGCTGAAGTAGCCAATTCTGGAACACAGTACATGACTCCTAACGCAACGGGATTTACTTTAAATGGAACAAGTGGCGCATTTAATGGTGCGGCTACCACCTACATCTACATAGCCATACGCAGAGGCCCAATGGCTGTGCCTACTGACCCGACTACGGTGTTTGTGCCTATTAAAAATACTGCTTCTTCTACACCTGTTCCTCTTACTACCAACTTTGTTGTTGATTCGGTTTTTAGTAGGCCATTAGGGGCAAATAATGATAATACTGATATTGATAGGCTTAGAGGTTCATCCAAAAGTAGCGCTCCTTATCTTTGGACTGATTCACTTAATGCAGAAGCAAATAATTTACAAGGTTTTGGATTAGATAATAATACTGGTATTACTGACGCTTTTTGGTTTACTACAAGTCCCATGATTTATTGGAACTTTGCTAGAGCACCTAGATTTTTTGATGAAGTTTGCTATACGGGGACGGGGAGTGCAACTACATTCAATCACAACTTGGGCGCTGTACCTGAATTGATGATTATTAAAGACAGATCAAATTCTACTGGATGGCCAACTTACGTTGCCCCTCTTGGTATTGGTAATTATATTGTTTTGAACACAACACAAGCATCTGCCGCAGACCCAGGAAATGTTTTATTTAATAATACTGCTCCAACATCATCTGTATTTTCTGTTGGAACTTCTGGCGGTGTAAATGGAAGTGGTGACAATTATGTTGCTTACTTATTTGCAACTTGCCCCGGTGTTTCCAAAGTAGGCTCATACACAGGCACAGGCGGAACACAATCTATAGCTTGCGGTTTTGGCGCTGGAGGCGCTAGGTTTATTCTTGCAAAACGTACAGACTCTACTGGTGATTGGTATGTTTGGGATAGCGCAAATGGACTAACATCAGGTTCTAGCCCATATTTGCAATGGGATACGGCTGCGGCACAAACCACAGGTAACAATGGAACATACGCATCAAGCGGTGGTTTTACTTTGACATCAGCGTCACCAGTAAATACATCTGGCGGTTCGTTCATCTTCTTGGCTATCGCATAAGGACAAATCATGCAAATTCGACTACGCTCAAATGGACAAGTAATGTTTGAGGAGGCTTTTCGTCAACACATTGCCTCCAACGGTGGCCCATCATGGGGTCAAACCACAACTGAAATTCTTGATGAGTTGCAAGCCGATGTGGTGTTTGATGGCCCTAGCCCTACGCTGACACACTATCAAGTCGCTAGTGCTGGCCCTGCTGTTGAAGAAAACGGTCAATGGTACACCTCGTTTGTCGTGACCGACATGGACAATGAAGCCAAGGCAGCAACTGACGCAGCTCAAGCAACATCGGTACGCCAACAACGTGACGATAAGCTGTCTAAATGCGATTGGACACAAGTTGCTGATGCGCCAGTAGATAAAGCAGCATGGGCAACATATCGTCAAGCCTTGCGTGACTTGCCTAAAGAAGCTGGCTTTCCTTGGGATATGGCTTGGCCTACTGAACCAAAGGCGTGATATGCAATTCACATGGAAAATTGAGGAACTATCAGCTGTTGATGGTCTGATTACTCACGCTAAATACCGTTGCACAGCCTCAGAGGACGATAAGTCTGTTGAGACTGAAGGCAATTGGTGGTTTGCTGACCCAATTCTGAAGATTCCTTTTGACCAAGTAACAGAAAAAATAGTTGTTGATTGGATTGAAGCCGAGGCTATGCGAGACGGTAAAAATCTTATAAAATCACGACTAGAGGAACAATTGGCGCTTCTTGAGAAGTCGAAATCTGTTGTACCCCCGTGGAAACCACAAGTGTTTACATTGGAGCTTAAACAATGGTAATGCCGATTGACATCATTTCTAGGGCGCTGAAGGACATTGGCGCTCTGGAAGCTGGTGAAACACCTACGCCAGATGCGGCACAGGATGCGTTTGATCTATTGAACGACATGATCGATCAATGGTCTAACGAATCCATGATGGTTTACTACAAGAACGAAATCATCTTTCCAGTAGTCCCAGGTCAAACGCAATACACAATCGGCCCAACAGGTGAAATCGGCGCTGGTTTTACTGGCTACGTTAGCGGCAACAAACTGACAGTCGCTAACACCAATGTCAACAACTTTGCTGGCACAGGCTCAATCAATAGCTCAACGCTGACCATTACGTCTGTCTCTAGCGGTGCTTTGCAGGTCGGCAGCATCATTACTGGTGCGTCAATCCCTAGCGGCACATCTATTCTGTCGTTTGGCACAGGCAACGGCGGGGTCGGTACTTACACCATTTCTCAGTCGCTGTTCATTAACAACGAATCGATCACGGCTAATGCACCGATCATTACGTCTGGTGCTATTTCCAATGGGCAGTATCTAACCACGACTTACGGCGTGAACATGAACTTGCCCCAAGGAACGCAGATTGTGGCGTTTAATACGGGCGCTGGTGGCAACATTAACGAAGCGGGGACGTATACCCTTAACAACTATGTTTCTACACCTAGTCCGGCGTTTACTGGGTCTATTAGCGGCACTACCTTATCTGTTAGTAATGTTTCTGCTGGTTACTTGGGTGTTGGCTGTGTGGTTAGCGGCAGCGGCGTTACGGGAGGCACTACGATTACTGCGGTCTTAACAGGCTCTGGTGGCGTAGGAACTTATACCGTTTCAGTCTCTCAATCGGTTGGCAGCACATCCATGACAGGAACTGTAACGCCTTTTCCAATTACGGCTTACTATCAACGTCCTTTGACCATTTCTAGCTGCTTTGTGCGTATCAACACAAACAGCAATGGAATCCCTGTTCAAAACGGCGGTTTGGACTATCCAGTAGCTGTGTTGTCGCTGGAAGAATACGAAATGATCGGTCTGAAAACGCTAAACGGCCCTTGGCCCAAGGCGCTTTACTATCAGCCGACAGAGTTATTGGGCAACATTTATTTGTGGCCTAACCCTGCTCAAGGTGAAATGCATATGTTCACCGACAACATTTTTAGCCGTTACTCAAGCATTAACGACACGATTCAGCTACCGCAGGGCTACACAAACGCTCTGCGCTGGAACTTGGCTTATTTCTTGATGCCTCAATACGGTAAGTCATCGCCAACGCAGATTGCGATGATTACGAAGAACGCTAACGATGCTAAAGCGACTGTGAAGCGCACCAATATGAAGCCGCCTCAAGTTGCACGTTATGCGGATGCCCTGCTGGTGGGAAGGCAAAAAGACGCGGGCTGGATACTCAGCGGGGGCTTCTTCAGATGACCAACATGGTGTAAGATGTGATCTTTTAACGAAGGAGCGCATCATGCCAACTGGACACTACCAAAGAAAACCCTTGACACAAGAACATAAAAACAAAATTTCACAAGCAAACAAAGGTAAGAAGAAAGCCGAAGGAGCTGGATGTAAGCCAAACGATGTTAAAAATTTATGGGAAAAAGTAGATAAAAAAGAACCCCATGAATGTTGGAATTGGTTGGGTCAAATAACTGATAAAGGGTATGGAAGGGTCAGATTTAACGGTGGTCGTTACTATGCTCACAGAGTTATCTATTGGCTTACAAATCCATCAGAAATTGAACTTGCAGCACCTAAAATAGATCGAGATACGAAAGGATTTTTACTACATAAGTGCGATAACCCTATTTGTTGTAACCCGTCACATCTGTTTGTTGGAAGTCAACTTGACAACATAAGAGATCGAGACAGCAAAAACAGGCACGCAGACTTTAATGGCGATAAAAATCCAAATAGTAAATTTACAAAAGATCAAGTTGAACAAATGAAGCTAGAAAACAAGAATGGCAAGACAGCAAAGCTATTAGCTCAAGAGCAAGGCGTTAGCTATTCTTGTATTAAGCGTCTTTTGCGAGGGGTAACTTATGGCTGATTTCGGTTTCGTGGGCCCGAGTTACGATTCTCCAAGTATCTACCAAGAAACCCAAGAGTGTATTAACTGGCGACCTGAGATTGACCCTTTAAAGCAAGCTGGCAACCGTGGGGTGGTTGCGCTTTATCCTACGCCAGGACTTACCACACAAGCGGTTCTAAACGCTGCTGAAGTGCGTGGTATGCACACGGTTTCTGGAGGCAATCAGCTTATCGTTGTTTGCGGTGCTTACGTTTATGCGCTGACTTCTAACTTAGTGCCTAACGTTATTGGCATTTTGAACACGTCAACAGGCCAAGTTCAAATTAGCGATAACGGCGTTAACGTTTACATTGTTGACGGTTCACGGCGCTATGTCTGGTATATTTCTAGTCCTGCGAACGCTGTATTTACTGGCTCGGTTAGCGGAACAACCTTAACCGTTACAAACGTCAGTTCTGGCACGATTGCTATCAATCAGTCTCTAAATGGCCTTGGCGTCCTTGCTAACACGGTTATTACAGCTTTAGGGACAGGAACAGGTGGTGTTGGCACATATACAGTCAACCAATCACAAACAGTCGCTGCAAGCAATTTAGGTTCGTCTACTGTTGGCGCTGTTGTTACTGGCTCAATTACAGCCAATGTTTTGACAGTCACAGCCGTTACTAGTGGCACTTTGCACCTTGGACAGACTATTTACGGCGCTGGCATTTCGTCCAACGTAGTGATTACAGCCCTTGGAACTGGCACTGGCGGCACAGGCACATACACGGTCAGCGGTACGGCTACTGTTGGCTCTGAGACGCTTTACGCTATCCAGTTCACAACTTTGCCCTCTACTGATGGTGCGTTTTCTGGTGGTTCGTCTGTTGACATTGTGGATAACTACTTTGTTTACAACAACCCAGGCACTCAACAATGGGGCGCTTCTGGTCTGCTTTCACCCATTTCTAGCTCTACGTCCTATGCGTTTAAAGACGCAGCCCCTGATAAGCTAGTCGCTTTGGTCGCTGACCATCGTGAAGTTTACTTGATGGGTGAAGTGTCGTCCGAAGTGTGGACAGATGTGGGCGCTATCCCCTTCCCTTTCCAGCGTATCCCTGGCACATCCACTCAACACGGTATTGCTGCCCCTCAGTCGCTGTATCGATTAGGCAATTCGTTTGCTTATGTGTCCCGCAATAACCGTGGGCAAGCACAGATCATGCAAATGAATGGGTATATACCAACTCGCATATCTACTCACGCTGTTGAAAATACGCTTGTAAATCAAACAGTTAGTGATGCTGTTGCTTATACTTACCAGCTAGAGGGCCACGAAGTTTATGTGGTGACTTTCCCTAGCATTGGTGCTAATGGTTTGACTTGGTGTTATGACGCAACGACCCAGATGTGGCACAAATGGCTGTATTGGGATGGTAACGAATACACCCGCCATCTGTCTAATTGCGCTGCTTTGTTTCAAGGCATGGTGCTTGTTGGCGACTATGCCAATGGCAAGATTTACGAACTTGATCCGCAAAACTACACAGATGATGGTCAAACTATCCGCAGATTGCGTAGAACGCCTCATTTAACGACTGACTTGCAACGTCAATACTTTGACGAAATGCAGATTCAGTTCCAGCCTGGCACAGGTACAACGGGTTTGTTTACGCAGCCTGTAAACACAAGTTATCCTAACACGCTGACGATTTCGCCAAATCAAAGTTTCTTTATTGAATCTATTGCTACTTACACGATTGGCTCTGATAGCGCATTGACAACCATTTCAACGACCACTAACCCGCAAGCAATGTTGCGCTGGTCTAATGATGGTGGCTCTACATGGTCACGGGAGTATTGGGTCTCTATTGGTCAGCTTGGTCGCTACAAGAATCGTGCTATCTGGCGGCGTTTGGGATGGTCACGGGACAGGGTGTTTGAAGTGGTCTTTACTGACCCTGTAAACAGCGTGATTGTGTCGGCTAACTTAAAGTCTAGCGTGGGAGAAAACTAATGGCTAATGGCGTTTCTACTACACAGCAGTTAAATCCATATCCGCAATCGGTTTTTTTGGATGGAAACACGCAAAGACCAACAAGAAGTTGGCAACAATTCTTCCTTAATTTGTTAAACTTCAGTAGTGCAACCACAGCGACTGCTGG